CCCCTATATTGACCTCTCCTTGCCCGTTTAAGCGCAGTACAGCCACTGGGAGGTCTAATCCGTTATGGCGTTCTTTTAACTGCTTTATGGCTGCGGAGGGGTTAAACCCTGTGCGAGCTTTTACTTCCCAGTCAATCCCAATAGTTCCGGTGACATCTGTGCCTGACCGCCCAGCCCCAGTAGATTCGGCATAAGGCCACCCATTAGCAGCTAGATAATTAGCAACAATCTTTTGTGATTTATATCCACGATGTTTTCTACTCTGGGAAGGCATCGCGCATCCTAGTAGTAACTAGTAACTCTAGATCCTTTAGGGTGCCGTTGTTTACAAGAATTTGATCTACTTTGTAACCTTCTAATTCAGACTCTGAAACATGGTCGTTAACTGGACCAATACCTAAACGTTTTACACGCCATAGTTGACCGCCCATAAGTTTAATCATCATAGCTTCGTTTTCAAACCTAACATCGGTAATAACAACTCGTTGATTAGCGTTTATATTACCCAACGCTAAAGTAACCCAAACGTTCTCATCAATAGTTTTTCTAGCTGAGTTACCTAGGTTTTGCAATAGTTTACGAACTTGAGGCTCTTGTTTCGCGTTATCCCAACCAACTAGATTAACTAAGTCTTGTAAGTAACCTGTAGGACTACACGCAACCATAGGATTTAGATCATACAGAAACTCCCGAATTTTATCGGCAAAAGCAACCCTAGTGTAACCGTACTTTTCTACTAGAATAGATGCAACCGTATCTTTACCTGCTTGAGAGTATCCAATAAGGCCAATAGTATTATAGGCATTCTTAATGCCGATCTCTTCGTCTGTGAATAGAGATAGTTGTTCGTAGCTCATGGCGTCATCCAATTGCTTCTACCAATAGATTTGTTAATGTTAACTCGTCTAGTAATCTCTCGATTAATAAGCGCAATGTCTTTAGACAATCGATCAGAAATAATATGAATTAATCCGTGGTAGTTAGACAGTTCTTTAAAAGCATCTAGCTTACTTCTATACTCTGGGTCTACTTCGATCTCGGCCTCAATCATAGACACTGCTTTTCCAGAAGTCTTTAACTCTAATCGTTTAGTTGCTTTAGTTAAAACTAAAGCTTTATCGGCCTCTGACTTATCTACATCTGCACACCAAAGCTGCAAATTAATAAACTCTAGGTAGGCTACATATTTAGCGTACAGGTCCATAACCTGCTCTTCCATCATATCCGTTACATCATCCGGTATAGACGGTGCGTCGTACACGTACTGCTCGTTTACTGCTAACCCTTGTTTTTTAAGAGTATCAATAGCTCTACTACTTGCTTCAGCAACTCTTAACTCAATTGGACTCATCTAAGTTCTCCTTTGCCCAGTCATTCCACTCTTCGTTTAATTCAGCAACGTCTATATCTTTAATAAAACTATTTTCGTACAAATGCTCAATAAAGTCTTCATCTGCAACCAGTATTGGTAATCCTTTGTAAGAATAGTTACTCTTATCGATCATTGACCGCCCCACCCTCCACCTTTAAATTGAACTGAAGGTGGTGTGAACACCTTACTCATAGGACCTCCACATCGATCGCAATTAGGTCGCTCATAGGATTCAAAAGCAATGTGCATCTCTACAATACTACTGTCACAGGTATCGCATTTAAAATCATACTTGGGCATCCTTTACCTCCCCGTAAGGTTGACAGCGTTTACATCCTTTTACAGGGTCTATATTACACACAGGTGGACGTAAGTTGTCAACTGCCCAGGAGATATCAAGAGCGCTTTCAAAAAGATCTTTTGTGTAGTCAGGGTTATACGCTACAACAAACTCTTTATAGTCTTGAGTTGATTTAAGCTCATAGATAAACACAATCTCATTGGGAGCAGAGGGAATCTCGCCAGCTTCTTTCATAAGGTGGGTTAAGTGCAGGTAAACCTGTCCTTGAAGTTGATGGGATTTAAACGGAGCTCGGATATTACGCCAAGCTTTCTCTAAATCGTTGTCTGATTGACTAAGGATTGCAGGCGCCTCAAAGCGTAACGTTCCAGGACCAATAGACTTAATCTCAATAAGAAAGTCTTCCCCTAGGCCTTTTACCCAACCATCAGAGTGCCCACTAATTTTATGCTTAGTGCTCTTTAAAGGAACTTCTCTATAGTCAAAAGAACCGCATTCGGGATCATTAAAATTTAAATCAGAGGCAAGTTCCCACTCAGTTGGGCCGCACTCTGTGCACTCCCACTTACCGTATAGAACTCCCATATCTCGTAGCCAGGACTGCCACTTATGGTGAATCGCGTGTCCCTCAGCAAAAATAGATGCTAAACGTAGGTTTGGTTTTTCTCTAACCTCTTTGTAGTTTCCTAACAATGCATGATAAGACGCTAAGTGACACCACTCTGGCTTAATCATGTCTGACGGATGTATCACCGACATGTTTCTAGAATCAAACGGCTTAGCCAAAAGATGGCGTTCAACGTGGCCTACTAAACGAGTGTCTCGTTTATTTGCTTCAAGGAACGCTTTTAACGCTCCTGCTTTAGGTTTGCCCGTACTTACCATCTTGTTCTATCCATTCGTCTAGTGTTAACCCTTGTTTTGTATATTTTCTTTGTGCTGCATTTCTTTCTCTGTGAGACATTCCCCCAAAGATTCCGTGCAACTCATCGTTAATAATAGCTTCTTTTAAACACTCTTTGCGAACTGGACACGCCGGTCGACCATCCCGTCCCCAACAAATTGCTTTAGCTTTATCGGCTATTGGTTTGTAGAGTGCCTTGTCCCGTGGAGGAAAAAATATCTCGGTATCTTCCCCACGACATTTAGCGTCGTATCTCCAAGCCCAAGTGGGCTCGTTTGAATATTCCATTTACTCACCTCTGATTGAATTGCGAAGTTCAAAGAAATCCTCCTCTACTAAAACTACGTAATTCTCTCCGTCAAGGTGAAGACCTAAAACTGGGATACGACTATCTAAAATCGCCTCAGTAGTTATCTTCTTTAAAACATCTGATTTAATGGTTACTGATTTTTTACCAGTCCATTTGTGCTCAATCAGAAGTTCGTCATTGCGTACATCTCCTTTGCGAGACCAAAAAGCTCCGGAAGCTGCGGATCTAGTTCCCGCAATTTTCTTAGCCAATCGTTTCTCGTGCTTCAGAGATTGTTTTTGCCCCTCACTCTTCATCAGAATCATCATGAATAGCTAAGATAGGTTGGGCCTTAAGAGTACTTAAGACAGCCTTACTTAACTCTTCCCTCAGATCGATTTCTTCACGTAAGGAATCAATTAGAGCCTGAGCTCCTTGCCACTTACGGTCACCATAATACAGCCATCCACCACGGCGATCTACAATCCCGTTGAGAATAGATAAAGCAACAATTTCTTTGCCAGTGTCATATCCGCCAGCATCAATAACCCCATCGTCTGCAAAGTAAAAGTCTAAATAAGCGGTCTGTTGAGGGGGGAAAGTCTTGTTCTTTACAGTGCGGACCCTAATAGTCTGCCCTACTCGACGCTTGCTTTCTCCTGTGCCTACCTCTACCCACTCATCTCGCTTAACTTCACAACGAACTGCGTAGGCATAGTCTTTACCTAAACCACCAGGAGTGGTTCTAGGATCTCCATGCATAACGCCAATCTTCATTCGATACTGATTGATCATAAGTCCTAATACTGGTCGTTCTGATTCGATGAGGTCTCGTTTGGTAGCTGACGCCACTTTTCTAAAGAACTTATTGGTAATAAGTGCGCCACGACCCACAGTAAATTCTTCCATATGCTTGTCATCTTCTGCACCAGGTACCAAGGCAGGAAGAGAGTCCACAACAACCATGTCCACAGCTTTACTTTGCATAAATTGAATAACCGAATCAAAAGCATCCTCCATACTATTAGTTTCTACAAGTAAAACGCGATTAGTATCTACTCCGCAGAACTCTGCATACTTAGCATCAAAGTCTTCAGCAGCAATCCATACAGCAGTAAATTCTGGGTTAAGTTTTTGATTAGCCGCTATAGTCTTAAGAGCAATAGCAGTTTTGCCATGAGAAGCTTCTCCCATAAGTTCAACCCAACGATTCATAGGCCAACCACCACCGAGCACCACATCTAGCGTAAGAGAACCAGAAGTAATACGAGTAGGGAGGTGAGTCTTGCCTGCTAACACCACAGTATTAGCACCAAGTTTTTTATTAATACCTGCTGCAATCTTTAAAGCTTCTGCGCTTAATGACATTATTCAAGTCTCCCTACGATTGTTGTTGGATTAAACCCACCAGATTGATTTGGCTGTTTAGCTGCAATAGTTGAGCCACCCTGTCCGGTACCACCTGCACCTGTTCCAGCTTGAACAATTGGATAACCGCAATCATAGCAACGTTTACGTTGAGTGCCAACTGGGGCCATGTAGTTAACTGAGTAGCAACCCGGACAGCGTTCGTTGTCTCTAGCACTTTGCGCTTTAGTTACTAGTTGATCTTGTTGTGAATCATAAGAAACTTGAACGTTAGGGGTCTGCAGCGGAGGGCGGTAAACATTAGATGACGGGGGTGATGTCGGGGGAGTGTTTTGGGTAGGAGATTGGGGGCTTAATTTTTTTGCCCACCAGTTACTATTACTCATCTGTTTTTACCCTCGATTCGATTAGCCCTATGTTTGTTAAAGTTGATACGCAAGAAACAGCTGCAGATAACGAAACCATTTTAAATAAATGATTTAACTGGTCAATTTGTTCCTTACCCATACTTTCATTATTTTCTTCGTCTAAAATGTACGCAGAAGTAGCAATTTTTGCAACGATATCTGCGTGAGCATCAATAAACGGCAGCAATTCAGAAATATTACTTAACCGGTCATGACTAGCTTGTTCTTCCATTTCAGCTACCTCATCAGATATTGGGGGTAATCCCATAAGATCTGCAATTCCTTCGGTAGGAGTTAACATTGCGTCGTACACAATTTCTCGCATCAACACAGAAAGTGGCACCTGAGTAGTAGAAAAAGTTTTTGCTTTGCGTCTAAAAAACCTCATTTAGCCTCTCCCCATCGTTTAACCGTAGTGATGTCTGCAAGTAAAGGAACAGTTAGCGCCTGTATACCTTCCATAGCTAACCTAATTTGATGTGCGGTTTCTTCCGCTAACTCTGTCGGAGTTACAGTAACCAACTCATCGTGAACAGTGAGAATCAAGTTTGCCTCCGTAGGTACCATCTTATGAGCCCTAATCATAGCAAGCTTCATAAGGTCCGCGGCAGACCCCTGAATAACGGTGTTGAATGCCTGTCGTTCAGCTCTAGAACGTTTCCAAATCTCGTTTGACCGTAAATCAGGCAAATACCTACGACGCTTTAACAAGGTACTAACAAAAGGTATAGGAGCCTGCCTACGACTCTCGCTAATAACTTGACGTTTATATCTAGCAACTGATGGAAACTTAGCTACGAAGGCGTCTAGAAGGTCCCTGGCCTCAGCTAAAGTGCAACCAATAGAAGAAGAAATTTTATCTGGGCCTACGCCGTAGGCCAAAGACAACACCAACACCTTACCGGCTTTACGGTCAACTCCCATGGTATCTCCAATAGTGGTGTAAATATCCTCACCATTTAAATACGCATTGCACATAATACGATCTTGACTAAACGAAGCAATAACTCTTGGTTCAATTTGAGAGTAGTCAGCAACCACTAAAGAACATCCCTCTGGGGCAACAAAAAGGTTGCGGATAGCCTTACCATTAGCAGTGTGCGGAGCCGGCACATTCTGCAAATTTGGATTACGACTTGAGAAACGACCGGTCTCCGCACCATACTGAACAAAGTCAGTGTGTATACGACCCTTGAGCATTAAACTCTTTTTAGCAGTAACTTTAGATTTGCCAGCCAGTGTGCGAGTTATATCCCCGCCTAGGTAAGGGATAACATAAGTAGTCAATAACTTATTTAAATCTGAATACTGAATAAGAGCATCTACCAAAGGATCTTTACCGGCCAGTCCTTGTAGAGCGGGCTCAGAAACAGAAAAATCAGAGACAGAATACGGCTTGCCCTCATCTAACCTCTTTTGTCCAGCAGGGGTTAAAATTTTAGGCTTTAGACCTCTACCGCCATCTTTTTTAGGTGAGTACAACATTTTTTGCTTTTCTGGAACACTGTTAATATTAAAAGCTTTTCCAGCAAGACGGTAGATAGTTGCCTTAGTAGCTTCTAACTGAACATCAAGGTTAGCTTTAAGCTTCTCTAACTCGTCAACATCTATATCCGCACCTCGTAACTCCATATTACAAATTACTTCAAGCACGTCCATCTCTAAATTAAATATGCCTCTTAGGCCGTCTGCATCTAGTTGAGCTGACAACTTTAACCACAATTTCCAAGTCCACTCTGCGTCTAACCCTGCATAAGTAGCTACCTCATCAAAACTGTACTTCTCTACTTCTTTGCCCACACCCTTAACCATGTGATACCCAAACTCCCGCGCTAAACAATCATCTAGTCCTAAAGAGTTACGGTTTTGATTATCAATAATAAAAGAAGCATTTAAAGTGCAAGCATAGGGTTGCGCAGGGAGTACCCCGATATATTTAGACACGCTTTGTAAATCAAATTTAAGATTATGACCAGCTTTAACTTTTGTGCTAGTCAATAAAGGTTTTAGAGCCTTAAACACTTCTCCAGCAGTTAATTGCTCAGGAGCTGGGCCAAAAATACGAGTAGCCTTACGTTCATCTTTACTGTAGTCAGAGTCTCTAAGAGAAAACCCTTTGTCTACTCTAATAGCTGCAGAAGGCAATACTGGGTAATCGGTACGAATATACTCTCCGTTTGGATGACCCATTGGAATTACATCTACACGGTTGTGTGTGGCTAAAGCAATCCAGGTAATAATATTTTGACGAGGGTCTCCTCTATGATCCCCTACAGTTTCTACGTCAAAACAGAACGCATCAACAAGTTCATAGGCATTAACTACTTCGTTAAGTTGTTTTAGAGTAGTAACAATATTCATTGACGCTCCTGAGATAGGTGCGCTGAGGGCTCATAGAGAAAGGAGACGCCAAGAGATGAGCCCTCAGCACGATTATTTGGGATTAACTAGCGGATGCAATTTCTCGAGCAATTTCAGCAAGTTCAGCTTTAGTAGATACGTGAAGTGCTTCACGTGTCAAAGGCTTCATTGTTTTAATTAACTCTGCAGCAGCAGCGGGGTCAATGCCCCAATCCTCAGCGAGGTCACGTTCTTTCACAGGATTAATTGTGTAAGAAGTTTTTGTACCGGTACCAGTTTTACTTACGGCCCAGTAAAGATCAGGACGATTTAGAGGACCTGTTTTTCCATTGGAATCAAGTTTCTCAAGTTGTCCACATAGACGAATACCAACAATCATTAACTGAAGTTGAGGATCTTCGTCAGATAAATTAAGAACAGTAAAAGCAAACTTTTGGTCTGGTTTACTGCCTACAGCAATAAGCGGGTCGCCCTCACCAATGCTAATGAAAGACTTCTTACCTGGACGATTTACCCAGTGCTGCATAAAGCTCATTGGCTCATTACCAACGAACTTAATTAATTGGACATCTTCGTCAAAACGGAAGTCAGTTGCGAATGACTTACTGGATTTAGCTACAGCTTTTTTTGCTGCTGCCCAACCAGTTTGGATAATAGAAGAACGCTCAGGAGTTTCTGTTTCGTCTTCTGCTTGGAAGATCTCTTCGAGAACTTCAGGTGTTGGGGTGTCAACTACATAAGAGTCGACGTTAGGTGTTTCTTTGTTTTCAATGCGGATACCCATTTGGGTATCTCCTTTCAGTCAGTGGGTCAATGGATCATGGTCATATTAAGTTGTTTCTTGAGTATGAATCTTAGTCCATTTCTCTACCAATTCAATTGATAGATCATGATGTCGATTCCAATCAACTCTGGTTACTTCAAGAAGTCCCCGAGATTGAAAGCTCTCAATAGTTGCTTCGACAATTGCTCTGCTGTACATCCGCCATCCGGGCTTCTTTACACCATTAACAATCATTGACTTAAGGCGATAGGGTGCACGTGGTATATAACCTTTTCGTTCCCAAAGCCTCAAAGTAACTACCGGCCTGCTCAATGCAAGTCCTAGTGAACCTGCACTAAACAATTCTAGCACCTTTCCATTTGGGAGAGTCTTTACTTGTGGTAAAGCATCCCAAGCTTCTGGTGTAGAAACTTTTTTTAGTTTTGCTTTTGGGTCTGGAGCGCGACGTTTGCGCTTTGACCCTGGGTAGTAATCATCCAGGGTTTGAAAGAGCTTGTCAACTTCGTCGTTCATATTAACCCCTACGATTTAGAAGGAATAAAAGCCCAAACTATCTTCTTAGTAAACATCATATCAACTTCTGCCTCGGTTAGAAGACCCTCGTAAAGACAGGCCATAACCTCGTCCTCATTGAGAACAGGCTGAATGGTATAGCAACGGCCATGCAAGTTTTTTTCTTGAAGGATTCTAGAAGCCTCGTCAGAATTGAGGGTTTGAGAAATTTTGCGCTGCCGTTGCAAAGAACGGTAGCCCTCTACTTCTTGTTCTAACGGGTACCACAGGTGTCCCTTGTCATCGGGTTCTCCTTCAGCATCCACTAAATCAGAAAGAAAAGACTTTACTTCTGCTTGTTCTTTAGTAAGATCTTCAATTCTGCGCTTTAAATTTATAAAGTGTTGTACTTTACTTAAGATTGAATCTACGGGCTTTTTGTCCGGTGGAATAATATTAGGCATGGTGCCTCCTTTAAAACCACTCTATACCCCACCGCTGACAAATGCAACTTTGGTCTTAGAGGTCTTTTGCCTTTTTCCACAGCTCCTGATCCGGGTAACCCTGGGGTCCAGAAACGTACTTTTTAAGAGCATTAATAATTACATCTGTGACAGTACGGCCTTCTATAGCGGCCTTCTCCTTAACGGCAGCCCAAAGGTCTGCGGAGACGCGGAT